GTTCTGTGGTCGCTTTTGGGAGTCACGGGACTAAGTTGAAGTACAAACCCCTGATTAGTCGAGCAGCGCGGTTATCAAAAAGTCTGTTGGTTGGGCAGACCGGAGTGATTAGCTCCAAGCTCTTTAATGGTAAAGAGGACTTGCTGAGTGGTGGTTGGCCCTTGTCTGAAGGCGAGAGGGATATGTATGCTATTCTTGGCACCTTTGGGGCTGGAAAAAGCACACTGTTTCGCAAATTCATGTCGGCCAATAAGACCAAAAATGTTACTTACGTGAGTCCCCGAAGGGGTTTGGCTGATGACTTTGCCAGGTTGGTTGGTATGCACGACCAGAAGAAGAGCAGGAGTAAGGATAGGGCGTCGAAAAATTGGAGAGTGCATACGTTTGAGACGTTTCTATGCAAAGCAAGGACAATCGGCCCGGGGTCGGCCGTGATCATTGATGAGATTCAACTGTACCCACCGGGTTATTTGGACTTGGCTTGTTTGTGCTTGCCTGAAGGGGTAGCTATTTTCTTGGTAGGTGACCCTTGCCAGAGCGATTATGACAGTGAAAAGGACCGCGGAGTCTTTTATAAGGAAATAAGCGATATTGATCTGATTTTGCAAGATACTGATTATCGCTACAACTGCTTGACTCGCAGGTTCCGGAACGGCAATTTCCAGGGTCGCTTACCATGTGACTTTGATTGCAAGGATCTTGAGGTCACTGAGGGGCATATGCTGGTAGATGGGCTAGAGCTGGTGGATGAGCTTGAGGAAAAATGGAAAGAAGTGGTCTTGGTTTCTTCTTTTGAGGAAAAGAAGATAGTACAATCTTATTTCATGAGTGACGTGCCCGCTTTGACTTTTGGAGAATCCACGGGCCGGACTTTTGGAAGTGGGTGCATTTTGATCACAGAAGCGTCCAAATTCACGAATGAGAAAAGGTGGTTAACTGCTTTGTCTCGTTTCTCAAACAATGTTTGTATTGTGAATGCTACTGGCTCTAGTCTCAGTAGTTTGATGAACGCTTACAAAGGCAGGAGTTTGTACAAATTCTTAACCAAGACTGCAAGCAAGGATGATCTGCTAGAACTACTACCAGGCAAACCCAGATTTTCATCAGGTTTTGGAACCACTATTGGAAAAGATGAGGGGGTTAAGGAGGAAAAGTTGGTGGGTGATCCTTGGTTGAAGGGAATGATTGACCTCCTTCAATTGGAGGATGTCGAGGAGGCTCAGGAAGATATGGAGGAGATGCAGACTGAATGGTTTAAAACTCATTTGCCCCAATGTGAGTTGGAGTCTGTGCGTGCACGTTGGGTGCATAAGATTCTAGCCAAAGAGCACAGGGAAGTGCGAATTGGGAATATAGTCTCTGAACAATTCACTGATGAGCATAGTAAGGAAAGAGGTCTCCAATTGACAAACGCGGCTGAGCGTTTCGAAACTATTTACCCAAGGCACAGGGCGAGTGATACAGTGACCTTCTTGATGGCTGTGAAGAAGAGGTTGAGATTCTCAAACCCGAACAAGGAAAGGGCTAAGCTGCATGAAGCAAGGAATTATGGCAGATTCTTGCTTAATGAATTCTTGAAGAAAGTGCCGTTGAGAAGGAATCTCAATAAAGACCTGATGGCTAGAGCAAAAATGGATTTTGAGGATAAGAAAACCTCAAAGAGTGCCGCAACTATTGAAAATCATAGTGGCCGCTCTTGCAGAGATTGGTTGGCGGACGTTGGGCTCATTTTTAGCAAATCTCAGATTTGCACAAAATTTGACAATCGCTTCAGATCCGCTAAGGCCGCTCAAACCATCGTGTGTTTTGCACACTCTGTTCTGTGCCGGTTCGCACCCTATATGAGATATATTGAGTACAAATTGAAAGAGGTGTTGCCCGCCAAATTTTACATTCACTCTGGGAGGGGCTTAGATGAGTTGAATGATTGGGTCAAAATCGCTAAGTTCGAGGGGATTTGCACTGAGTCTGATTATGAGGCTTTTGATGCTTCGCAGGATCAGTACATAGTTGCCTTTGAGATTGAAGTGATGAAATGGCTTGGATTGCCTGTAGATCTGATCGAGGATTATGTGTATATCAAGACTCATCTGGGATCCAAGCTTGGCTCATTCGCCATAATGAGATTCTCGGGGGAGGCTAGCACATTTCTATTCAACACAATGGCAAACATGCTTTTCACCTTCTTGAGGTATGACCTAAAGGGAAGCGAAATGATTTGTTTCGCCGGGGATGATATGTGCGCGAATGCTAAGCTGAAAGTTTCGAGGGAACATGAGGGTTTCCTGGACAAGCTGAAGTTAAAGGCTAAGGTGGAGATGAAGGATACTCCAACTTTCTGTGGGTGGAATTTGTGCAGCGATGGCATTTTCAAAAAACCGCAGTTAGTCTTGGAGCGGATGTGCATAGCTAAAGAGACTAACAATTTACATAATTGCATTGATAATTATGCTATTGAGGTTTCTTATGCCTATCTTTTGGGCGAGAGAGCAATCAACCGCATGAGTGAAGAAGAATTGGAGGCTCATTACAATTGCGTGCGGATCATAATTAAGCAAAGGCATCTTTTGAAGTCCAGCGTTGTGAGTGTGTTTAGGGAAAATTTAGATTAGTTAGCTTAGGTTAGAGCTGTAGGTTTGAATTATATGGAAGTGTTATTAGAATTAGCGTCTAAGTATAAGTTTAAGCGTCTTGCGACTACACTCAAATACCCAATTGTGTTTCATTGTGTCCCAGGAGCCGGTAAAAGTAGCTTAATCAGGGAAGCATTAACTCTTAGTCCTAAGTTTGTCGCGTTCACCTTTGGTGAGGCTGACACGCCAAACTTGACGGGCAATTATATAAAAGCTGCGCCTTGGTTAAGCTCGGAAGTTGAGGGGAAGTTCTTGCTTGTGGATGAGTACACTGAGTTTGGTGGTTCCTTGAACACTGCTTTCGCTGTGTTTGGAGATCCACTCCAGACTACTACAAAACAAATCCTAAGGGCACACTTCACTTGCAACATATCAAGGCGATTTGGAAAGTGCACTGCAGAATTGCTTAGAGAACTGGGTTACAACATTGAATCGAGCTTGGAAGATTCCGTGCAAATCGCTGGGATTTTTGAATTGGAACCGACTGGAGTCATAATCTGTCACGAGGAAGAAGTTGCTAAGTTGCTTTGTGCTCATTCTGTTGAGTACAAGAGAGTCGAGGAGGTCAGGGGCAAGACTTTTGAAGAAGTCACATACATAACCGCCCAGGACAGCCCCACTGATCGAGTTGCAAGCTTTCAATGTATGACAAGACATAGAACCAGTTTAAAGATCCTATGTCCAAATGCCTCTTACACCACCTCCTAACTATTCCAACGCAGTATTTGCTTTGGCTGTGGGTGCTAGTTTGGCATTGCTGGTTGGGCTTTGGTCCAGATCCACATTGCCCCACGTAGGTGACAACATCCACCATCTTCCACACGGTGGGGTGTACAGAGACGGGACTAAAGCCGTGTTGTACGGGAGCCCGAGAAAGTTGAATTCTGTGGAAGGGATAGACACAAGCAAACATTACGTTTGGGGTTTTGTAGTTGCTTTAGTGGGTCTTATTCTGCTGTTGAGTCGGCGTGGCAATACTAACCACTGTGTATCATGCACGTTTCATACGTGATTTACGCTTCGTTAGCGTTGCTGAGTTACTTAGTGTCCTCTTATTTACTGTCCACTACTAGTGAGTCTAGCTGTAGTTTAATAATAACTGGTGAGTCAATAAAACTGTTTAGTTGTGAGTTGAACCCGGAGGTGATTCGTGCTATAGCGGCTTTGAAACCGCTTAAACACGAGGTACCTTTAGGTTTTCAGGTTACTGATTGAATAACTATGTCTACCCCCGGTGGAGGAGGTACCGATCCAAATGCTAGATCAAGTGCTGAGCAGAAGGCCGAGCAGGAGAGAAAACATGCTGAGATGGAAAGGGCAAAAAACAAGGGCAAGGGTGCGAGTGCTGGCGTGTCACCAAACACTGAGAGCTCCCTAGGAGACGAAGGTGGCACCGCTGCCGAGGTTGAAAGGTTAACCCAATTGCTTGATGCTTTCAGAGCTGAAAGGAAG